GAGCAAATCTGTCGCCCTGTTGGTAGTTGTTCGTAGTCGTTGATGGTTGCTGTGTAGAAACCATTGCGGTCAACAACATTCTTGATAACGCTGTTCTTGAATGTGACTGTGTTCATGTTATTTCCTTTTCTGTTGGTAGTGTTGTTGTGCAGACCTGCTCCTGCACTTGTTCAGAGCAGGTCTGCCTTGCATTAGTTACAATTCGGACATAGTGCGTGCTTGTTGCAGACTAGTCTGCATGACTGGCACACCATCTCATGGTGGGTCAGTTCTAACTCCAGTTCGAAGAACCTGTCGGATAGGTTGGTGACAGGCTCCATAAACTCGAGTCTTTCTTGGTCTCTATTGTCTAGAGTTACTGCGCCTACCCACTCGTGCCCACTTGGTTCGGGTTCGATTTTCATCAAACTCGTGTACATTGGTGCGTATCGGTAGATATCGCTGCCTTCGTCAACTAAGTCATGGGCGAAGATAGTCGCCCGTGTCTCACGCAGGTCTTGGCAGTCCACACATAGTTCCATTTGAATCATGCACTGGTAACATGGGTTGGATACAGTCAGTTCATCGGACATTGTACTTTCCTTTCTTATACCAACTGACTCTCTGTCAGTCGCGTAATTAGGAGCATGGGCTTGCATTGGATAGCCCAATCTTGGGCTAGACGCGGGGCATGGCTGGACTGTGCAGGGCGCTTGCGCCCAAGCAGGCGCACATTCATGGGCGCTCCAGACAGGCCAGATGCGTGGTTTACCACGCTGAGAGAAATCAGCCTGCTCGCATGCTCTGCTGAATAGGCAGAGCATGGGCTGATTTGCTGTCCATGCTATCATCAGGCGACTGAGAGAGAGATAGATAGCCAGCCATCGCCAGGGCTGTAACGATTTCAGTTTAATAAAACAGGGGCGAGGTAGTCTTGTCTATCGAGCCGCAGACTAGTCTCTGTCTACACTCAGCCTGTACAGTACAGGTCAACCTGTATCTGTCTGTCTGTACTCTAGTTCTGACCCTAGAGTGATTAAACTACGGCTGTAAGATATACTGTATCTCCCATAAAGATTTTCCCGTACAGTCCCCTATGCCCTGTTTAGGCTGTTATTTAACTGTTTTAATCAAGTAAAAAGATTTTTGCCTTTGCACCGTTCGGAATGGCTGTTTGAACGGGTTAATACTATATAGAGACTATTTCTTTTACTACCTAAGCAAGTTCTTCAGGAACTTGCGTTACAGACTGTATCTACTATCCGTTACTAACTGGTCTGTACTATATGCAGATGGGACAGTTACGTGACTTTTCAGAAGACTAATAACCCTCGTACCGCTATGGCGGCAGAGGCTAAAGCCAAAGTTTTGGCGCTGGTTTCTGAGGGTATGTCTGTGCATAGGGCTATGGAACAAAATGGCAAAAAGCCAGACACTGTTCGTATTTGGTGTTTAAGAGACCCAGCCTTTGCTATTGCCCTTGTCGAGGCAAAGGAAAACGCTAAAGAGCGTTCATTAAAAGCCATGGGCGTAGCCCGTGAAGATATTACCTTTCCTCAGTTCTCTGAGATGTTTTTGGACCAGCGGGTTTTTCCACATCATATGGATTGGATTGACCTATTAGAGGGACGCGAGCCTTCGTGGTTACACCCCAATATGATTTACGAGCCAGGCAATCGGAACCGCCTACTTCTAAACGTTCCTCCTGAGCACGCCAAATCAACCGTCATTACGGTTAACTACGCAACTTATCGCATCGCTCTCAATCCGAACGTCCGCATTATTGTGGTCTCGAAGACCCTTGTTAAAGCACGCGAGTTCGTGTACGCAATCAAGCAGAGATTATCCCACCCGCGCTGGCTAAAGTTACAAACAACTTTTGGACCAGAAGGGGGCTGGAAAGAAGACTCAGATACTTGGCGAGTTGACACGGTCTACCTTGGGAGTGATGCGAGAAACTCAAGTGAAAAAGACCCAACGATTCAGGCACTGGGTATGGGTGGTCAGATTTACGGCGCACGTGCCGACCTGATTATCCTAGATGACTGCATAACTACCTCTAACGCTCACGAGCATGAGAAGCAGATTAACTGGCTACAAAAGGAAGTTATTACCCGTCTGGGCAAGAACGGTAAGTTACTGGTAGTAGGAACCCGTATCGCCCCATCTGATTTTTATAAAGAACTCCGCGACCCTAAGCATTGGTCTGGTGGCAAGTCACCTTTCACATACATGGGTATGCCAGCAGTTCTTGACTATAGCGATAAGCCAGAAGACTGGACAACCCTCTGGCCTGCAAGTGATACACCCTGGGACGGGGATGAAGATACCCCACCTAATGAAGAAGGGTTATACCCTAAGTGGGATGGCGAAACGCTTTTTAAGCGTAGAAGCGAAGTAACCCCAGCAACATGGGCACTTGTTTATCAACAAGAAGATGTAACTGAAGACTCTATCTTTCCACCTGAACTGGTGCAAGGTTCTATTAACGGCATGCGTAAGCGTGGTCAATTAAGACCAGGTGCACCAGGACACCCAACTCATGTTGAGGGATATACCATTGTAGGCTTTGACCCCGCTATGGCGGGTAACGCTGCATTTGTGGCTATTACTTATAACAGGGCTGATGGAAAGATTTATGTTCTGGAATGTTTAAACATGGCAGAACCTACACCACAAAAGATTAGGCAAGCCATTGAAGATTTTACGCTTCGGTACAGACCGCAAGAGTTCCGCGTTGAAATCAACGCCCACCAAAAAGCCTACTCCCTTGATGAAGAACTACGAACATGGCTCTCTTCACACGGCGTACGGCTTAATTCTCACTTTACAGGCAAGAACAAATGGGACACAAACTTCGGTGTGGCATCAATGTCAACACTCTTTGGCACTACTCGCGAAGGTAAGTTCCAAAAGAACAACATTATAGAATTACCTAGTACTGAAAACTCAGAAGGTATGAAGGCGTTAGTCCAACAGTTAATTACCTGGAAGCCTGACACCAAAGGTAAGACAGATACTGTTATGGCTTTGTGGTTTGCGGTTATCCGTGCCCGTGAGTTCATGCAGCAAAATAGCAATATCGCTAGGTACGCCAACAATCGTTGGGCTACTAGAGCGCAGCAACACAAACGTACCTCAATTAACTTAGATGATGCCACATCTGAAATGTGGAATCAACAATACGGATAAGGATAAAACAAATGGCAAGAATGAAAAAGGCAGCAGTAAAAATTACAGGAACTGCCAAGTCAACTGGCGGCAATGCAAGAAATATGGAGATGAAGCCCCTTGGCTCTTCATCAGACAAAGCGCAATTAAAGAAGGCATCAATGCCTAAGCGACCATTTGGAGAATTGCCAAAAACAATGTCTGGTTATGCAAAAGTTATTTACGAAGGCTACCCAGAGTTGGGTAAGTCTGGAGCAGCAGCACTAGCAGCAAAAATTCGTAAAGAGTTTGATGATGCAAATAAGGCTGCAGCAAAAAAAGCAGCAGCGTTAGCAAAAAAGGCTAAGTAATTTTTATTAAAAACAATACAGATAAGGAAAAATAAAATGCCAAACCCAGTTAAAATTATTAAAGCAGTAGTTCGCGGAGTAGGCGGAATCTCAGGCAAGGGTTCAAAAAACGTTAATCCTGTTTACAAGGAAAGCGGCGGACACGTTAAAGTTATTCAGCCTGGAACAAAACCTTTAACAAAACCAATTGTTCCATACCACTCAAATGCCCCACGTAGCCAAGCAGACCTAAGACGTATGGGTCTTTAATTTTAACTAATGGCTAACCGCGCACCAGTTAAAATAAATAAAACACCCATTGGTGGTAACACACTTAAGGCAATGAAAATTGTTGATGAGTATGTAATGCCAAAGTCTGCTGCTGATGTTGCACTTCTTGCTGTCGGTGGTCCTGGGCTACGTGCAATCGGTGGCATCACAAAAAAGGGTGCTAAGTATGTAAATAAAGTTTACAGAAACATGACTAAGTAATTTTAATCAACCGTTAGGATAATAATGCTTTCTATAGAACAAATTTCTGCACGGGTTGCATCCCTTAAAGACCGTGCTGCAGAGCGTGATGCACGCCAGCAAGATGTTCTTGCCGTTCGTAAAGGACAGATAGCAAGTGTTTACCCAGACTTTTTTCCACAGGGTGTTGACGCTAACGTAGTAGCAAACTTTATTGACATTGTGGCCCGTGACCTTTCTGAGGTCATGGCTCCACTACCATCTGTCAATTGTTCTGCTGCTAACCAAGCCAACGACCGTGCTCGTAAGTTTGCAGATACACGCACTCGTATTGCTAACAATTATTTTTCTAACTCAGATTTACAAGTACAGATGTACACAGGCGCAGACATGTACATCACATTTGGTTTCGTCCCTTTCATTATTGAATTAGACGAAGAAGCAGGGCTACCGCGTATTCGCGTAGAAAATCCAGTGGGGGCTTACCCAGAATTTGACCGCTACGGACGCTGTATTGCCTTTGCTAAGCGTTATTACTTGAGCATTGGAGAACTCGCTGCAGAGTTCCCTGAGTATGCAAGAGAAATCCTTGGTCCAGAAATGTACAAGGGAGACCTTAACGCTCAACTAGAGATAATTCGTTATTACGATGCACAGCAATCTCTGTTGTTTGTTCCAGATAGAAACAATTTAATTTTATCTAAGGCAAAAAATCCGCTTGGTAAAATGATGGTTGTTGTTGCTAAGCGTCCATCAGTTGATGGTGAGATGCGTGGACAGTTTGATGATGTATTGGGTATTCAGTTGCTTCGTAACAGGTTCGCATTACTTGCGATGGAAGCAGCAGAAAAGTCAGTACAGGCTCCAATTGTTCTACCAACAGATGTAACAGAACTTGAACTGGGTGGCGATGCAATTATTCGCACAGCAAACCCAGCAGGTGTAAGACGCGTAGACCTTAACATTCCACCTGGCGCATTTACTGAGCAGGCTTTGTTACAGCAGGAACTACGAACAGGAACACGTTACCCAGAGGGACGTACTGGAAACATTGATGCTTCCATTATTACTGGTCAAGGTGTTCAAGCACTTATGGGTGGCTTTGATACGCAGGTTAAATCTGCTCAGGCTATCTTTGCTTCTGCATTACGAGATGTTATCTCTGTATGTTTTGAGGTAGATGAGAAGTTTTTTGATTTTGAAAAAACAATCCGTGGCGTAGATGCAGGTTCTCCTTATAGCCTTACCTACAAGCCAGGCAAAGATATTAAGAGTGACTTTACTGCCGATGTTAGATACGGCATGCTTGCTGGGCTTAACCCAGCACAGGGACTTATCTTTATGCTACAAGCACTGGGCGGTGGATTAATTTCTACAGACTTAGCAATGCGTGAACTACCGTTTGGTATTAACGTAACGCAGGAACAAGAAAAGATTGAAATTGAGAATATGCGTAAAGCACTGGTTAGTTCTTTACAAGCATACACACAAGCCATTCCACAAATGGCTGTGCAAGGTGGGGACCCATCAGCCGTGGTAAATAAAATCGCTGGAGTTATTAAGGCTCGTCAACGTGGCGTACCAATAGAGGATGCCGTTGAAGAAGTCTTTGCGCCAGAATTACCTCCTGCTGGTGCACAGGTTGAGCAACCGTCCCCTGTTCCCGCCGCGCCAGCAGGAGGCGCTTCTTTAGAACCACAGCAACCACCACAACTGCAAAGTCTTTTAGCAAGTTTAACATCAGGCGGAGAAGCCTCAGCATCGGCAAGAACAGTAACTAGACGCTAACTAATAAAGGTAGGGGACAATGACAACACTCGCTGCTTATCAGGGAGATGGCTGGTCTGTAATTGGTTGCGACTCTAGAGCATCTGATGAAAGCGGTCGTCCTATGACGATTGCTACTCACAAGATTACCGAAAACAACGGATACTTAATTGCAGGAGCAGGCGCTAGTCGCGGCTCTAACTTATTGCAGTTTGGATGGAAGCCACCTAAGCCAACTAAGTTAGAAGACTTAGATTTGTTTATGACACAAAAGTTTATACCAGCAATGCGTAAGACATTTATTGACGCAGGTTATGACATGAAAGAAGATGGGGATGCTGCTGCACAGGATTCGAGTTTTATTATTAGCGTTCATGGAGTCTTGTATCCTATATTTGAGGATTACTCTTGGGACCGTGATAGTCGTGGCATTTATTTTAATGGTAGCGGTGGCGATGTTGCCCTTGGTGCTATGGCAGCAATGGGTATTAGTAAAACAAAAACTCCAGAACAAGCAGAAGTTATCATCCGCAAAGCAATAAAAATTTCTTGCAACTGGGATATTCACACTAGTGAACCTATTATTACAAAGATTCAGTACGCAAAATGAGCAAAGAGTTTAGAGACAAAATAGAAGAAGCCTTAAAGATTCTTCTCGAAGAAGATACGAAGGGGACTGAGTTCATCTGCACTAACTGGTTAATGATAACCGAGTGGGCAGACTACGAAGGGACCCGATATTTACACACAGAAGTTAGCGAAGCCATGACACCATGGAACGCATACGGGATGATGAAGATGGCACAAGAGTACAACAGCGAAGTACTTGGTACTAAACACGAACCTATTGAGCAAGAGGAGGATGAAGAATGACAACTGCCCCAGAAAATCGTGGTGGGTATCGTCCAACAGCCCCTCAAAATAATCCAGCAAATGTTTCAGCAACTGGTGGTGCTGGCCAATCGGGCCGTGCCACACAACCTGCACGATACATTGCTGGCTTGCCATACGGAGAAGGTCAAGCAACTATGGCGCAACAAACAGGTGCGCCCATGCAAGGCAGTTCAATGCCACAGATGCCTCAAATAGAAATGCCAACACCGCTAGGTGCGCCATCTATGCGTCCTGATGAGCCAATTACATCTGGCATTGACATGGGTGATGGTGCAGGTTCAGAGGCAATGCGTGGTTTACCTAATCAAACACCAACGCTTCTTGACACATTAAAGTATTTAGCACAGTTTGATTCATCAGGAGATGCAGAGTTAATTTACAGAACAATTCTTGATAGAGATTTTTAATGGCCCAGTACATTAAACCGATTGTTGCTGAGGTATCACCTAACATTTACGCTGCTGCAAAAACTGCAAACCTAACTGGCGTAGAAAAAAACCAAATAGAGCAGATGAGTTACACGATTAAAAAGCATCGTGAACTAGTTAAACTTGGTACAGAAATGGCTCGTAAAGAATATAACCGTTTAGAGCCTCAATTTCAAGACCAACTAAAGTTTATGTTTAAGGATGCTGACTACATGCAGGATGCACCTGATGTATCAGACCGTCTTTTTGGTGTTGCCAAAACTATCGGAACAATAGTTGCATCACCATTAATTGGTTTATTTAAACTAGGTGGACAATATAACCGCTTGATTAACCAGCCTTACAAGGTAGCACGACAGGTAGCACAGGGCGAAGATTTGTTTTCAATGAAAACATGGACAGATGCATGGGACGGAAAGAATCAGTATGATGACAAGGCTCTGGCGGAAGCAACCAGTTACTTTGGTGAGTTTGATGTTATGGTTGCTAAAGGATTACTTGCGGGTAAAACTCCTGGCGAGATTGTTCAAGACTTTGGTAAAGTAGACGCTAACCTTCTTAACTCAATTAAAAAAGCCTATGATGAACCAGAGGCTTTTAAAGAAGTACTAGATGGCGTAAAGTATGCACAGATTTCTCCAGGACGAGACATTGCTCGTATGCTTGACCGCAAGCCACCATCAAGTGGTGTTAGCGGTACAACAAAAAATGTATCTGGTGTTATAGATTTTGTTTATCAGATTGCTATAGACCCACTTACTTGGATAACAGGTGGACTAAGCAAGGGTGTAACTAAGGGTGAGCGTATTGCTAACTCGCTTACTGAAGCAATTAACAATGGTGTTTCAGTAGAAAAGGCTGTTGGAGATACATTTAAGAATCCGTTAGTTTATTCATTCTGGCAAGATGGACTAGGTCCTGCGCTTAAAAAGGTAAAAGACTCAAGCGGAACTCCAGGTGCAAAGTCAATTGCACTAGATGAAATTGCAAAAAACTTTCCTGGGTATAATGACCAAAGCGCAATTAAGGCTTTAGTTGACGGAGAAGTATTTGATGCTGCATCAGCACAAGCATACTTTGAAAATGCTGGCAATCTAAATCTATTGTTAGCAGGACGAGTTGATGGTATAACTTACATGCGTAATGGTGTAGTAGTAGCCCGTCAGGCTCGTTTATTTTCAGATGCACTAACACGTTCACTAGACAGAGTCTTTAATAACATGTCTCGTAATGCCGCTGAAAGAGATGCTGCTCTTGAACCAATCAGTGCTGCATTTCTTAATGCAGAAGATTCACTACAGCGTTTAGTTAACCCTAACTCTGATATGTCTGTAGTATTAAAGGCTAATGAAGAGATTAAAGGTTGGAAAAGAATTGGTCGTTTAGCAGCACGTTCACCACAAGGACTAGAAGTACGAGTTGGTGTTAATGCTATTGATACTGCTTCTAACTTTACAGCCCGTGCTCGTCAGATTTTGCCAAAAGATATGGCTCAAGCGTTAACTGTTCGCTTTTTAGAATCAACCGCTGATGAGCAAGTAGTTATTTTGCGTAACTTAGATGCTGCAACTATGTACTCAATGGGACTAGGTGGCAGTGTTAAGGGTGAAGATTTAATTCTTAAGACACTACAGGACAAGTATGGTGATAAAGCAGGCTTTGCTACTAAGCGAGACCTAGCAATTAACCCAGAGCATGTTAAGTTTGCCCCAGCAAACACTGTTCGTGAATCTGAATCAGGATTTTTTGTTAATACAGAAGGTCCATTGCAGCCTTATCAGACTACATGGGCTATTGGTCCACTACCTTATGACATAATCGGGTCAACTGTATGGGAAATTAAGTCTAAGAAAAACATTATTACTGCAATTGGTGGAGCAACACAAGGTAATTTTTCAAAAAGACTAGTTGATGCATGGTCTATTTTAACTTTGTTCCCACGTTTAGGTGTTCGTTCTGCTATTGACGAAGCAACTATGTATTTACTGTCTGCACCTACTAAAGATATGCGCAAATTTGCATCGTTAGAAGGATTAAGACTAGGAAATATGTCCCGTGCTGCTACTGGTTCTAAGTCTGCTAGTGGTCCTATTCGTCGTAGTATTCAAAAAACATTAAAGTTTGCGCCCCGCGCAGATTTACCTATGCGTATGGGTCAACAACCACGCTACTCACACGAAGAAGCGCTATCAATTTTAGATAGACAGACAATTTTACAAAACAAAGCAGATGAATTAGAAGTTGATGTTGTTCTTTTAACAAGTTTAGAAAAACGTCAAGCAATATCTGCTGCTGTTTCACAAATGTATGGTCGTTATGTTGACCCTGAAACTGCTGGTTATTTAATGCAAGCCTTTGTACATTCACCTGATGCACTTAACTCAATGGCTGCTTCTCTTGTTGCTAGCAGTGGCATATCTGGTCGTTATGGCGAGGAGATTGTTGCATCAGTTATTACACCATCTATGCTTGATATGGCTTTTGATGCATTAGGTATTAAGATGGGTAAAGGAACCCGTACTATTGATACGGCTATGCTAACAGAACGCGAAGTTGCATTAGCGCACTTTGAAAAATGGTTTAAGATGATGGCTGGTAACAAGGCCAAACTAACCGATGAAGTTACGCTTAACCCAGCAGAAATATTTTTTAGATACAATGCATTAAAGCCAGGCGAGGTAGACCCACGCACTGGTAAAGAAATGATGGAACTAGCACTTGATGCTGGTATGGAAAAAATTGGTTTTAAATTTGAACCGTTAACTAATACTTGGCAGATTCAAGACAATCTGTCTGTTGGTGCGTTTTTAGAACGCACGGCCTACACAGTTCAGGCCCGTGGGCGTGGACTAGATGATGAGCAGATTGCCCGTGGTCAGTTATTCCGTATGTTTACTGATATGTATGAAACATTCCATGGTGATGCTAACAAGTTTAATCAAGGATTATTAGATGTAGTTAAGAATAGTTACGGGCAACTAGTCAAGATGAGTGCAGAATCTGGTCGCATTCCTACTTGGAACGCAGCGGTTGCACGTATTCCTTTAGATGAGTTTCAAGATGCTAGCCAAGGATTCCGTATTAGCGGACCTATTAATACTGAAATAGCCTTTGGTGACTTTGATGTAGAGTCTGTATTTAGACGCTACGGAAATACTATGATGGACTGGATGGACCAACAAGTAACTGGTTTATTCCGTCAACCAGCAGTTATGGTTACATATGCCCAGTTGCGCAGGAAGTATGCTGGTATTGAAAGAGAGTTTGTTCGTCAACAGGTAGCACGCGAGATGGGTCCTTTTGCTGGTGCTACTCAAAAACAGATTGATGCTGTTGAAGACAAGTATAAGGCTATAGCCGAAAAACGTTTTACTGAATTGGCAGTGCGTGAAGCAGCAGATACTATTCTAAAGTTTGCCGATAACCCAAAGATACGTTCTAACTTTTCATTTAGCATTCGTACCGTTGGTCGTTACTATAGAGCAACTGAGGATTTTTATCGCCGTATCTATCGTTTAAAGGATGTAGCACCACGTACTTTGTATCGTTTGCGTTTAGTTAACGTAGGACTTGAATCAAGTGGCGCTATCTTTAACGATGCCGAAGGTGAGCCGTATGTAGTAATGCCTATGGATAACATTATCTATAAGGCTACAGATGGTGCGTTTCGTGCGCTAACAGGTAATACTGGATATAGCCAGCCATTGTTTAATGAGTTTACATTTAAACTAAGAATGGTTAGCCCATCATTCTCACAAGATGCTGGTCTTCCTACCTTGTCTGGCCCTATTGCAGGACTAGGAGTTATTGCTGTAAAGAATATTCTTGGTGTAGTTCCAGGAAAAATTCCATTTGTTGGTGGTGCAATACAGCCATACTCACAGCAACTAGGTGAAAGCATTGATACTTTTGCATTAGGTAACATTGGTGACAATGTTGATATATTCCGTGCTGTTGTTCCTTCATCTCTGCAACGTGTCTGGGGTATGTTGGGATTTGATGAGAAGTCTAGACAAGAAGTAACCGCTGCACAGCAGGCTATTGCCTACAATGCAGCCAACGGAATAGGTATTACAGCAAATGCTACAGATGAAGAAAAGTTTGAATACCTAAAAAACATTCGTATCTCAGCACATAATGTATTGTTTATGCGTCACTTCCTAGGTCTATTATCACCAGTTGCACCTACAACTATGGAGTCCGTAGGAGTTCCTGACTATATTAAAGATACTGGCATTACTACTTTGCGTTCAGAGTTTTTTGATATTCTTAATGGCATAACCGCTATTAATAATGGAGACATCTCAGACCCATACGAGGTAGCACTTGCTACATACATTGGTAAGAATCCAGGCAAACTTATCTATACAGTCGCCCGTGAGGATAAGCAGACTAGCGTTCTCATTAAGAACACAGATAAGTTAAAAAACTGGGGCATTAAAAACGCTGACTTAATTAAGACTTATGGTGAGGTTGCCTACATTTTTGCACCACAGATTGGTGACTTTAATGCTGGTACTTATAACTGGATTAAAGCAGCAGGTCTTATTGAGAGTAAGTCTCTTGAAGATTACTACACAGATATACAGGTAGCAGAGGATAAGCAAAAGTATTATGACATTGCTCGTCAGCAAAAAGATATTCTTAATAATCTGTCAGACCCAGAACTACGAGCCAATGTTATTAAAGCAGCAGAGCAGCAACGTGCAGCATTAAAGGCCAACAACCCACTACTTAATTCAGAACTTATTGGTTCTGGTAATGAGATTGGTAACGAGTCTGTAATGCTTGAAAGTCTTGAGCAGTTAATTTCAAACCCTAAGACCGATGTTAGACCAGCCACACGCCAGAAATTAATGATGGCAATTAAAATGATACGAGAGTTTATTGCTTTTTCTACTGACCCAGAGTTAAAGAATGTTGAAAACATTGCACAACTTAAGCGAGAAAGAAAAGAGCAGATAGAGGCTAATCTAAATGAGTTAATGGTAGGCGACTTATATGTAACGGAAGCCAACCGCGCAATCTTTAAATCAATACTTGGATTTTATTCACGTGAATCATACTATGTCTATAAGGAGTTAAAGTAATGGCTGACATTAGAGGTTTAGAAAAAGCCTTCTTTGATGCTTCAGAAGAAGCACGCCGTACCTATGACATCCTTAATGGTACTGGAGGACGTGGTGGTTTAGAACAAAAGTATTTAATTGCCTTGGAAGATAAAGAAAAGAATGATGCAAAGCCAGGCAGTGTACGTAACTTTAGTATGAAAGAGTTTAATGCACTAAAGAAATCCTATGATGCCGCTGCTGCTGCATATAAGCGAGCACAAGATGCAAAGAACGCTGCACGTTTAGAACTTAACCGCGCTAAAGGTACAAGTGAAAAGCAAAAGGGTGCTCAGGGTGCAGTTGATGAATACAAAAAGGCACTTGATGCTCTTAAAAAAGCAGAAGCGCTTATACCTTCACGTGGTCAGGCTCAGTATGATGCAGCAGTACAGGCTGCTTATGATGCTCAGACTGCTGCTAAGAAGGCTGGGGCAAAGGTTGACCCACTGCCACCTGCACCTAAGGGAGTAGTTAGACCTGAAAATAAAACTGTAGAAACTCCGCCACCTGTTGAAGATGGTGCTGCTGTAGATGTAGCAGATAACAGACTTAAAGGTTATTCAATTGAATCTTCTGGCAATGTTATTCTTCCTAATGGAACTCGTGTCTATTTTGTTGATACAAAGAACGCTGATGGCTCAACAACTATCAGTCAATACCAAAGTATTATTTCAGCACGTGATGCTTTCTTAAAGAACTATTCAGCACCTGGACAATTAGAAACCTTAAAGCAAGAGTTAGTTAGCCGTAACTGGATTACAAAAAAACAACTGGAACAAAACGACTGGTTGTCTGGTCTTGATAATTTAATTGCTAAATATACATTTGATGCTGCAACTAAAATTCAAATTGAAGGCGTTAAAGAAGTTCCTTTTTCTTCTTGGTTTAACTCCGCTAAGGGCGGGGCTGGAACAGGATTGCCAGCAAGTAAGGCTGGAACTTTTAAAGATACAGATATAATTCTTACTACTGCTGGCGATGCTTACAATGAAATCAATGACTACATGATTGATGCTCTAGGCAGAGAAGCAACACAGCAAGAAAAAGAAGAATACTATAAAGACATTAATGAACAAGAAAAAAAGTCTGCCGTTGAAACAGTTTCAACCCGTGATGCAACTGGAAAGATAACTAAATCTACTGTTAAAGGTAAAGCCTTTACTGCACAAGAAAGACTTAATTCTCAAAACGCTATTGTTATTAAAGCCCTTAAGGGTACAGATGCTGGAGAAATACTTGCCTCTGCCAAGGGTAGTCAGGTTGCTATACAGATTGCGGCTTTGCAAAAGGCTGGAGCAGAGTATGGACAGCCACTAACAGCAGGCGAAGCACTTAAATATGTTATTGCTGGTGGCACAGAAATAGACGCTATTAAAAAGCAGACAGAACGTATGCGTCTTAACGCAATAACTATGTATGGCAATCTTAAAGACCACATTACTAATGGTGGAAATGTTAAAGACATTGCTGACCAGTATGCATTGATTAAGTCAAAAAAATTAGGTATCCCAATTACCGATGCTTTCAATGACAAAGATGTACAGATGGCACTTACTAGAGATGGTGGACTAATGAGTACTGCAGAGTTTAATAGACAGATGCAAGCAAACCCACTATGGCGACAAACAGATGAAGCACGCAATGTTGCTGCTGATTTTGCTAACACCATACTTAAGTCGTTTGGATTCATGGGCTAATGGCGAGACTAGATAGAATGATGCCTGATGGTGGTGGAACTACTCCATCATCTTTTTCAACAGTAGAAGATAATGCTGCTAAAAATTCTGCTATTGACCCATCAACTAGAGCAAAAATGGATGCTGCACGTGCAGCATCTAAGGCTAGTTGGACTGAAGGACAAGACCCTTATTATACTGCTAAGGTCGGTACCACTGGTAAAACTCAAGCACAATTAGATGCAGCAGCAGGTGCTGCTGATGTAGTTAAAGGTATTAACGAATCATATAGTGGCTTAGGTATTTCATCTAAGATTGACCCTAAGACTGGCATGGTTGTAACAACAAATAAAGGCGTACAAATAACTAACACCTTGCCAGGTAGTCCTCTTTACGTACCACCTGCTGGTAGTGGTAATGATAAGCCAGAAAAGAAAGAAATTAGCGATGCAACGCGTGATGCGTTTGCAATGCTTACAGATTTGTTTAGGTCTTATGGACTTGAAGAACTTGCTGGTGAAATTGCAGACTATATGAAGCAAGGTCTTACATCAGCCGAAGCATTAATTAAACTAAAGACTAATCCTGCTGGTGCTTATGCAACTCGCTTTGCTGGTAACTTTGAACGTGTTAAGAAGGGCTTAAATGTCCTATCTGAGGCTGAGTATATTAACCTTGAAAGTTCTTACGCCCAGACACTTAAAGCCTATGGCTTGGGCAACATGGTAAGCAGTAATCGTAAAGATAACTACAAGAAGTTTGCCGAGTTTATTGCTGCAGATATTTCTGCCATTGAGTTTAAGGACCGTATTGACCTAGCAGTAACTAGAGTTAAAAACGCTGACCCATTTACTCGCAATACTCTTAAGTCTTTCTATAACATTAACGATACCGATTTGGTTTCTTACTTCCTTAATCCATCAGAGAACTTACCTAAGTTACAGCAGAAGGTAACTGCTGCTGAGATTGGTGGTTCTGCTGTAGCCCAAGGCTTAACAACATCAGCCACATCAGCGTTATCACTTGCTGAGTTTGGTATTGATAAGGCTGAAGCACAGCAAGGATACCGCTACATTGCACAGGCTTTGCCGCGTGGTTCTTTCCTTAGTGAGATATCTTCTCAAGGTGGTCCTGCTTATACACAAAACTTTGCTGAAGATGTAATACTGCGTAAGAGTGGTAAGGCTTTAAGCCAGCAAGAAAGATTGATTGAAGAAGAGACTTCTCGCTTCAAGGGTTCCTCTGGTATAGCAGATAGCAAGAGCCTAGCGTCGCAAAATCGCGGCGCATTTTAAATTCCTGACATGGACCTATCGGCCCCATGCAGCGTATTAGACCGATAGTAGGAGCCAGCCAGTTTCCCCGAACTGAACTGTGGCCTGCGAACTAACAACGAATAGAAGGGTGGGTTGCTATGAGCAACAACTACTGGGATGAAGAAGATGACGACCTAGATACAGAAACAGAAGCACCATTGGATAGTAGTGACTTACTTAAAAAGTTACGCAAAGCCAAGCGTGCAGATGAAAAACGTATTAAGGAACTTACTGAGCAACTTGAGACATTCTCCAAGGCGCAGCGTGAGGCGACACTTAAGGAAGTCCTAGAAAAGAAGGGCGTAAATACTAAAGCAGCACGGCTAATCCTAAAAGATATATCCGAAGTTAATGAAGAGTCAATTAATAATTGGCTATCTGACAATGGGGATTTAATTGGATACCAGCCTAAGTCAAACAATGACGACACTAATCTTGCGGCATTGCGCCAGCAAGATATTGTGACGCAGCAGGGTATTTCGCCAGATAAAGCAAATGATATGAACGCTCGTCTAAATGGCAATTTTGAGAGCGCTGAAGATTTTATTGCTTTTCTTCAATCACAACAATAATATCCGTTCATAGTCAAGGAGACTAAAAAACATGGCAAACGCATATACAGATACCTCGAGCGGTTCGTTCGGCGGTACAGTTGGCGGCGCTGGTCTCGTACAAAAGGCGTATGACCGCCTTCTCGAGTTCGCTCTCCGTTCAGAACCCCTAATTCGTTCTGTCGCAGATAAGCGCCCCGCACGTCAAGCAATTCCAGGTTCAACAGTAGTTCTACAGAAGTACGTTGACCTAGATACAGTAACAGGAACACTAACAGAGACAGTTGACCCAGATGCAGTAGCACTGACAACTCCTACCTCTGTCACAGTAACACTTAATGAGTACGGTAACGCAGTTCTAGTAACTCGCGCATTGGAACTCTTCTCACTTGCAGATGTAGACCCAGCAATTGCTAACATCATTGCATACAACCTAGCCGATTCTATCGACACAGTTGCAATGACAACTCTACGCTCAGGTACAAACAACATCTTTGCAGGCAACGCAACAGCAGTTGGAAACGTAGACGCAGCAGATACACTAGACTCAGCAGACATCCGTCGCGCTGTAGCAAAGTTGCGTGCTAACAAGGCTAAGGGCCGTCGCGGAAATGCATACTGGGTTGGTATTCACCCAGAAGTTTCACACGACCTTCGTGCTGAGACAGGCGACCTAGGATGGCGCTACCCACAGTCACA